CAGTTTCTACTGGTATATAAAGAACGGGCTTCTTTATAACCCTACCAAAGCGAGAACGAGTACTAACTACCATTTATATACTTTAAACACTGTTCTGTTTAAGTATCTTTAGGGTGAAGTTTACTAGTTATTTTAGGGAGTAAGATGTGAGTTCTTCCACTGTTCTTCTTACATATTGGACATTTTTGTTTTATTTTGTTTTTAGTAATGACATACGACATAGTTTTATTCTCATGTACACCAGAAATAGTCTCACAGTAGTTAGATGTGGTTAACACTAAAAAATTGTTTTTATCCCTAGTTACATTAACCACACGTGTATCATCGTTACACTTCATATTCTTATTAATGAAGTTTTCAAGATCTGGTTTTACGTCCATCTGTTTAATTTCTGGTTTTTCTACAACTTTTTTGATTTCCGGGCACTTACTGATAACCTCCTTTTTAGGGTAAAGTTTATCAATAATGTCACTCGTCAATTGATGTCGGCGACCACAAAAGTATTCACAAAAGCCATCACGACGTCCCAAAATAGTTTCATGTCGACTGAAACATTTCTGGAGAATGAACTTTCCACTAAGTATAAACCATACATGATTCGAACTATGATTTCTTTTTACATTTTCACAGTATCTAGAAGTCGTCGCCGCGAAATACGTTTCTTTGTTTTTGAATAGTTTAGTGAGATATGCACCCCCTTGACCCTCCATATTTTTTCGAATAAACGTTTCGATTCGGTTTTTCAATTCCTCATCATAAATTTCATTATTAGTTTGATCTTCTAGAAAAGAATCCTCCTTGACTCGTATAGACACTGAAGGTGATTCCACTGAAACTGTGCTAGGTGCGTCAGTTCTAACAGCTGACATTTTAAGAATTTCAACTGACGGTTCTTGACTTATTCTCACGAGAGAACCAACCTTGTAAATAAAAACTGGGAGATAAGCCAACTGATCAACCCTACCATGTTCACAATCCTTACACCCATGACCTCCACATGCTTCATGTTTTGCTCGTTTGTATGACCATGGCATCCTAAATCCACTCCCTTTAGTTTTCCTACGTGTGTCACCATACACAGATGAATCAATAATTTCATTCCAATCCATATCACCTTTAAATTTAGAGAGAGAGACTAGAATATGTTGACGGAGTGCGACGGCTGAAATTTGATCAACCACGAAATTGGGCCAATTGAGATGTACACCCGTTTTCATTAGATCTCCAGACACCTTTGGTGGTGATACAGAAACGAGACATTCTTTACCACCATGAAATTTAACAGTTTCACAAATATTTTTAGATATATCACGTATATCGTCAATACCTAGGGGATCGACATCTTTATAGTCGATATCAACGAAAAAGTTATAGGTCTCACTCTTTTGCTCGACGACGTAAATTCTCTCACCAGATTTTACAGACTCTATATACTTATCGTAAAATTCATTCAATCTATCAAATGGCACTGAGAGTTTACCCCCGTCCATGAGCACATGTGATAGATTGGTAGCATTATTGAATTTTTGGGAAGTGTACCAATTCTTAAACATACCTTATTATTGTTCTTCATCTCTAAACCATTTCATACATGAGACGTCCTGATATTCTTGATTTTGAGAAATTTGCTTTTTAAAAGTAAGTAATTCGTAAACCGTTTTACTTTCATTATCTTTGTACCACTGCTGAATCTCTTCTTCACACAGTCCTCGGTTCTTCTCAAGTAGTTCACCAATCTGTCTTAAAATAAAAGCCTTGGACTTCATTATTTAATAGAGAAGGTTTTTCTATTGTGAGAACTTATACACGCATAAAATTGGGGATTCTTAATGACATTATCTATGATCAACTTCCATCGTTTACGTCCATTGAATTCTTCTAGTGTATCATAGCTCATGAAGTCATTTTCATCGTGGGTTTTACGAATGGGTTGATTGTTCATTTTTTTGATTTGTGTTTTGTGTTTTTCTTCGTAAAACTTACGAATTTGTGTTTGTTGTTCTGATCGATTGTAATTGACAAAGAATATGAATACGTTATATTCTAGGTCTACTGTTGGGCTTTCTTTATGTATAAATTTGAATTCTGTATATTCACCATTTTTTAGTGACACGACACCACGTGTCTCTTCTTCTAATTCTCGTAGGGCACATCTCAAGGGGTTGTAAATTTCCCGTCTTCTACACCCACCCGTTACGAAAATCCAATCTTTAAATCTCCAGTCTCTTACTGTGAGAAATCTCGGTTTCCCATCGGTAAAAGTAACCGGTACTGCAATCGCTTTGTACTTCTTCATTGCGCATTCGCAAGTTATAATAAGTGGATATGATTATTCTTCGGATTTTTCATCCACCTCATCGATATCTTCAAGCTTCTTTTCAGGTACAGGAACTGGAGCAGAAACTGGCTCCGGGGGTGGAGCTAAGTGTCGAACGACCTGGGCTGAGAAACCTTTAAAATTGTCAATATCCTGTTTAGCCTTGTTTAGCTCTTTAAACATGTAAATCATACCAATTGCAAAAACGATCGCTGCAACGATGAGTAGGGTGTCTTTATTGACTGGAACCATTTATAAAAGAAAATGTCATTTTCTTTTTAAGCTTTCTACATCACGGCACCCATCTTAGTCTTACCAGCAGTGGGGCATTCGTATGGGCTCTGGGCAAATTGAACGGCTTCGTAATGCGCATTTTCACACGATTTGCTTGTTGGTTGTGTGGGTTGACCAACAAACTTTTCGAGTGTCCTGGAGTTAGGATCGTACGTCAATACAAAAACGATGGCAAGTAGGAAGACAACCTTCCACAACATCTTTATTAATTAGTTAGAATATAATAGACCACCCATACCATTTTCAATACGGAGGACGTTGTAGTTTACGGCATAGAGGTTGTCGTCTGAGTCTTTGGTATCGTTGATGATACGAGCCGAATCAAGACGGGAGAAGTTTAGGCTGCCAGTAGGCTGAAGCTTGCCAGAATCGAGGCAGAATGGGTAGAAGAACAGAGTCTTGGCTGTTCCTAAAGACGAGTTAGTGGCGTGATAATACGAAGTTACGGTGGAGAAGTTGGGATCAGCAAATTTGTAATCAGCAACATCGGTACCATTGATTTGAAGCTTGAGCTTGTTGTTATCATGGAGAATCTCCAAAGCAGACGCCTTACCGGCGGCGATGTACTTCACGGGGTGGTTGAAGTTGAGCTCCTGGATCTTGGAAGTGGAGGCAACCGACTTCTGCACCTGGGTGATGAGCATGTTCTGGGGCTGGGAAGCGAACACTTCACGTTCATCAGTGTCAAGGTAGGCGTAGTTGGTGAAAACATCCCACTTGTCGGTAGCCGCCGCGGAGCCCCAAGTGATTCGGAGCTCGACATCGTGGTACTGGAGGGAGATGAGAGGGATGGCGGTCTGCCAGTTTTCACAGAAAGCAAACCTGAGGGGATAGAACCTGTAGGCTGTACCGCCGTTGACCAGATCAGCCGAAGGTGATTTGGAAGCGGTGGTCGCAGAAAGACGGGGCGCAACCAGGGTAGAGTAGGTGGAATCCTGTTCATCAATCACCTGACCACCCACGAGGAGTTCAACCTTGGAAATTTTTGTTAACCAATCGGCTTGAGAATAAGGCATGGTCTTGACACCATTATTGGGGACGAGGTAGACATATCCGAGCATATCACCCTTGCGCTCGAAGCGGACGGTGGACATACCACCATTCGCGACATTGCCTTGAATGACCTGACGCTCGACAGTTTGGGAAAAGTTTGTATGACGTTTGTAGGTGGAGCGGAAGAAGCTCACCTCGGGCTGACCGACGAGGTGCACATCCTGAGCACCGACGGCTACGAGTTGGGCAATACCACCAGACATTTTATAATATAGTGAGAGTTTATTTTTAAGCTAGGAAGACTTACAAACTGGGATACAATTTGGAAGAAATGAGGATGAAACTTACGCGGTTGGAAGAGTTGGCCAAACTGGATTCGATGGATCCGCTGTATTCGCAGGGAGGTCACGAAGTGCCTGGCGGTAGTCAAGCCATTCTTGTTTCTTTTCTGGAGTGGTATGGGGGAAGTCCGCGACGACGTATTTATCTGTTTGGTTGAGGAGGGTGTCCCTCTCGGTACGAAGATTTTGTAGGGGTTGGTTATTGAACAACTCCTGAAGTTTTGATTCAAATGCCTCAAATGATGGCTTCGTATAACCTGATGGTACATTTAGAGATTCAAATACTTCCTCTGTAGTTTCACCGTTGCCATAATTTAATGTCCTAACATTTATCAAACTATACATAGCCTCTGGTATTAGTGTTAGTCGAACATAAGGATCAAGTATATCCATAATACTATTTCAATAGAAAATTAATTTAAGGAGAACTCGCATAATCGTATTATATGATTTACGAGTTTGAAGATGTGTTATCATCTGAACTATGTAAAGAAATTATACAAAAATATGAATTAGATGACAGAAAACGTGTAGGTGTTTGTAGTGGTGGACTTAAAAATCAAAAAAAGAAAGTAAGTTTAGATTTATGTTTCAATGTATTGGAGGAATGGTCTCTTATTACTGATAGAATTTTCAAAACTGTGGAAAATCATATTAAGACGTTCGCACGTGAAATAATTATAAATGGACCTCTATCTGAAGATGATTATTTTAGTTGTTTGGGTCCAATCTCTACACCTTGGATGAATATACAACGCACAGATAAATCCGGTTTTTTTGATTGGCATTTGGATTATAATTCAGATGAAGATCGTCTGATTGCTTTTATATTTTATCTAAACACACTCGATGAAGAAGATGGTGGAGAAACCGAATTCTATAACGGCAATAAAATTAGACCGAAAGAAGGTAAACTTATTATATTTCCAACTGATATTGTTCATGTTCATAGAGGATGTATGGTAAAAACTGATAAAAGTAAATATATAATCACTGGATTTATATGTGCTAATAATAAGCCTTTAATCGAGAACGTAGAGGCCATGAACGCCAACGGCATCAGCGAGGCGGAGGTGACGGCGATTGAAGACGCTCGACCTGAAGATGTTTCAGTGTTCCATAATATATCAACTACAAAGCTCCCGAAAATCCGACCACTAGGCTCGAGCGGTCTCATGGTGACCGAGGTATGCCTCGGGACAATGACGTTCGGAGGTCAAAATACTCAAGAAGAGGCACATGCGCAGCTGGACTACGCCATAAAGGAGCGTGGTGTCAACTTCATCGACACCGCTGAGATGTATCCCTGCCCACACGTTGATAGGGCCGGAACCACTGAGGAATATATCGGTAGATGGTTCGAGAAGAACCCCGAACTTCGCTCTGAGATCATCCTCTCGACAAAAGTGACGGGACGACCACGAAATCGCCTCGATCGTGACTCCGTCATCGCGGCATGTGACGCATCACTACACAGGCTCAAGACGGACTACATCGACCTCTATCATATCCACTGCCCTGACCGATATACAGCTAACTTTGGTCAGAGAGTGTATGACCCCACTAAGGAACGTGTCGATGTGCCCATCAAGGAGACCGTCGCCGCACTCGGTGAACTCATCACCACGGGAAAGATCAGGCACTACGGTTTGAGTAATGAGACCACTTTCGGTGTCTGTGAATACGTTCGCGCCGCGGATGAACTTGGGGTGCCGCGACCAGTGTCCATACAGAACTCATTATGTCTCTTGGACCGCACGTTCGAGACGGAACTCGCGGAGGCGTGTGCACCCAACCAATACAATATCAGCCTACTCCCATATAGCCCCCTCGCGGGTGGGGCTCTCTCCGATAAATATGTACACGCATATCGCGATAAAAAGCCCGTGGATGGGCGCCTCCATAAGTATCCAAATTTTATGCCGAGGTACATCAATGAGGCGTGCATGTTAGCCACACAGGGATATGCGGGAATTGCGAAGGGGGTTGGTATATCACTCGCGACGCTCTCATTGGCGTGGTGTCGCACCAGATGGTATTGTGCGTCCACGATTATAGGTGCGACCACCATGGAGCAATTGAAAGATAATATAGATGCATTCGACACTAACCTGGTGACACTGAGCGAAGAGACGCTAGAATTTATCGATAGTGTGCATTTCGAAAGGAGGGACCCATGTCTGATCCCAAACTTTACGGAACCAACTCCACTTCAGTAGCTGAATATGACTATTAAACACTCCAGCAAGCCCCCCAAGCTGAGAAATTATGTTGTGTCCCACCTCCCGCTGGGAAGTGGGATCCATTTGGGTGGTAAACGGAGTACATATAAGGATTCTGATAATAGGCCTGGGCGAAGAATGCACCGTTGGTGGTAACTCTTGTAGTCCATGCAAGTATGTCACCACCATGTGAGGGTCTAAACTCACTAGGGACCGTGTGCCTAAGATAAAAATTGCCTTGCGCGTAAAATTGGACCCGGCGGGCCATCGCGGTACAAAAGTTACCAACTCGTTGATACGCGATCTGCCCATTTATATTAAAGCCAGTACCATTTTGTCCGAGCGCGGTCCACGAGCCTCCATTCGTGGTCTCCTTAAAGTAATTAAGGGCGGTTCCACCACTCTGGGTATAGAGCCCACTAGTATTGATAGTCAGACGGGTCGTTCCACCTGTGATAAATACCATACTATCGCCGCCGTTGAACCCAAAGTAGGTGTTAGTATCCCCGCTGTGATAGATGTAATCTGGTATATACAGGTTGACACCTAGTGTCACATTACCCGCATTATTGACGCTTATGCGATCCGACCCATTTGTGCGTACCAACCAACTATTTGCAGCATTAAACCCAAAGTAGGTGTCGGTATCCCCACTGTGTTTGATATACTCGGATACAAATAAATCATTGGCTACTGTCACTGCACCATCAGAACCGACAGTCAAACGATCCGACCCAGCTGTGG